CCAACTTCTAGTTTAATTTTCTCAATTGTCGAAGCGACAACAGTTCCAGCCGGCATGGGATAAACATTGATGTAGTCACCCGTCGTGACTACAGAATCCTTTCCGGTAAAGGTCAATGAAAATGTTCCGTCCCCGTTGTTCGTCATTGCTCCAAGTGAAATGGATCCGCCGTTCAGATATGGCGTAAAACTTGTCTTCCCTGCCCCAAGCGTTCCCCACAATCTGATTGTGTATGTTTTGGACGTCGACATTTTTTCTGTCAGATCATATCGTTGAGTAGGGTAAGTCGAATTCGTCACTGGAGTGTTTGACTTCAGCAATAAATTTCTTCCTCCGACCTGAACCTCGTTCACTGCTTCCCATTCGGTACTTGGAATTGCAGTTGTATATTCGGTTGAAGTTGGATTATTGTAAACAATTTTACTACGAGTCCATATGTAATTTCCAGGTGTCCAAGTGGGTCTAGTAGTTGAAAAGCTGCCGGAGGCTGGAGCGGTCGTCTTGCTTGTTGAGATTGCATATTCCTCTGTAATAGAAGTCACACCCTTACCAATGGCTCCAGTTGTTCCTGTAGTACCTTTTGCCCCTGTAATACACGCAGGGGTAGATTCCGTTGGACTTCCGGTAGAGTAAGTAGTTACAGTTTTAGACCACATAAATCTTCCATCAACCCAGGTTGGTGCAGTTGTAGACCAGCTTCCACCTGATAAAGCTGTGTTGGATGTAGAAAGGTAATACCAAACATCCACACTTGTAATAGATCTACCAGCTGGTCCTTGGGGACCTGTAGCACCATGTATTCCTATGATGATCGGTTCCACATATGTGGGCGTTGTTCCTGATGACCAATCTAATTTCTCGTAATTCCATAAGTATTTCTTCGTAGTATCTGTAGTTTGCATTGTGGTTGTCCATCCGCTTGTAGCTCTGGTTACACCAGAAGCAGAAGCGCTAGCCAAATAGTACTCCGTAACAGCGGTCAAAGACCTACCAGTAGCTCCCGTAGAGCCAGTATTTCCGTAAACCCCGATAACAACCGGTATGGTTGGTGCTGTGGAACCATCGCTAAAAGATATGACCTCATAGTTCCATAGGTATTTATTTGTCGTAGTCATTGTCTGCATCGTCGTTGTCCAACCAGCAGTTGCTGTTGTAACGCCAGAAGCCGCAGAAGTAGCCAAGTAGTATTCGGTAACTCCGGTAACACTAGTTCCGGTATCGCCCTTGGGTCCTTGAGCCCCTGTCGCGCCTTGTGGTCCTTGCGGTCCTTGCGCGCCATGAATTCCAATAATGATAGGCTCTACATACGTAGGCGTTGTCCCTGAAGACCAATCCAATTTCTCATAGTTCCATAAATATGGAAGAGAAGGTGTGGTGGTTTGCATTGTTGTTGTCCATCCACTTGTCGCTCTTGTCACTCCAGAAGAGCTCGCTGAGGCTAGATAATATTCTGTTATTGTTAATAGGGATCTACCTGGAGTTCCATCTGCTCCATTTTCACTATAGTTACCTATAATAACTGGAACCGTATTGGAACTGGTTCCATTAGAAAAATTAATTGTCTCGTAGTTCCATAGGTATTTTTTAGTAGAATCCATTGTCTGGATCGTGGTTGTCCAACCTGATGTAGAAGTCGTGACTCCCGTTGCTAAGGATGAAGCAAGATAATATTCAATAACAGAGCTTACCCCTACTCCCGTAGGGCCAATTGGACCACGCTCTCCTGTAGCCCCTTGGATCCCCTGGGGACCTTCAAATAAGCTCCAGGTGTAGTCCGCGGGATTTGAACTTTCGGTACTAACGGTTTTATTCGCTGCGATACCAATATATTTCTTACCTACTGGAGAATCTGAAATTCCTGCACCCTCTGCGGTATCTGCGTATTTAATCCAAGTATATCTAATCTCTCCAACTCTTGTTACAGCAATCGGAGCCACAGCCTTTATACTGATACCCCCATAAACCACTGTTAAGCTAATTGCATTAGAGTAGGACGGATTAAAATTTGCTGCATATGTAGGAGTAAAGGTAGCTGCAGTCGAAGTGCCGCTTAGGTGACCCGTAGCGGACCAGTTTATGTTAGTTGGAGCAACAGAGGCACCATCTATTAGTAGTTCAAAGGTGAAAGTAGAAGGCGAGGGGCTAGGAGAAGCCCCTACCTCGTTGTAGGTGATGGATCTTTGTCCACCTAAGATATTTAAAACATATGTTTTTCCATCATTTCCAACGTAACCATCATTTACGTTAATAAGGGTAATTTGATCTTTTGCTAAAGCCATTTACACCCCTCCTCTTAATTATTATATCATATTTTTTTTCTAAAGTCAAATTTACAAACTGACTTCACAGAAAAAGGTTGCAGAGTTTATCAGATCAGCTGAAGTAATTCCAATACTATTTCCTGCTCCAACCTTTCCTGCTGCCCATGTGCTATCTGCGACAGGGTTTCCACTATCTCTAGTCCAAGTGTAGTTTAAAATCAGTCCATCTGAATCGTACTCCTGAGAGTCCTTATAGACAACGGCCAGTAAGGTAGTCGAAATATTACCATTTTTGAAAGAGTCCCCTTGGGTTGAGAGAATTTGCACCTGATAATTATCTGGCAACTTTTTATTTTTTGCCCACCCAACGCTATAAAAATACTGTCTTGCCCCTACGGTAATTGTCATATTTATAGTTCCACCGTTTGTGTTTGGATTAAATCCGTTCAAAAAGTTTACCGTGAGTTTCCCCGCAGCGCTTGATGTAGGATTAATAACAGAAGAAGAAAAATCTGTACTCACTATGTTTTGTCCCGCATTATTTTTTAAATATACTCCATTTATCACAGCCGCTTTCAGTTGGCCTCCCTCATAGACAGGTATTTCTATTTCAAAAGACTGGGTTGCTTCAACCCTACCCTCTGCAGAAGTATTGAGCATAATTTGAGAAGGGAACGAGTAGATTTGATGAGGCATTCTGTCTGCAATATAGTCTTCCGCAGGCATTCCGCCTAAATTTATTTGAACTCCATTTTCATTATAGGTAATTGCATTTCCAATATTAAAGTAACCTGTCATCATATCTAGGTAAAAAATATCATTTAAACTTCTAAGCTCTCCGGCTGTAATAGAATTCGCACTTAAGTTTGTTATAGCCACTTTGGAGGCATCTAAGGTTCCTGTTGTGATATCCCCAGCGTCTAGGTCCGCAATAAGACCGCTTGCAGATGTTATACTACCAGCTAGGATTTTATCCGCGGTGATTGCCCCTGTTGCAATCTCTCTGGCGGTAATAGATTCTGCGATGATTTTATTTGCATGAACAGTGTTGTTTGTTAGGATATAACCATCTAACGAATCGGCGCTTTCAGAAACAAGTTCGCCTAAATTATTTAAAGTTAGAAGCAGCGGCTTAGAGTTTGGATTGTTGGGGTCACTTCCTGTGATCAGAATTCTTTCCGCAGATAGAGTTCCTGTTGTTATCTTAGCCGCATCAATTGATACCATTTGTGCGCTAGTTACTTTTAAGTTGTTTATAAACCCATCAGTCGCTAATAGATCTTGAGATAATACGGTATTGATAACTCCTGTGTTGATGTTACCTAAATCAATTTCCGCATACCGGGCATCTAATTGCCCAGTGGTTAAAGATCCTGAAACAATTGAACCCGCAACTAAACTGTCTACTTCTGCGGTTTTTGCATAGAGCGATTCAGTTCTAATTGTTTCTGCCTCAATCGCATTTGCAATAAGTTCAGTAGTTTGGATTCTCTCGGCTTCAATCTCTCCCGCTACCAACTTATTAGTCTGAATGTAGTTGGCATACAAGTTGTCGAAAATGTTTCCACCAGGGCCACTGGACCCAGTAGATCCACCTTGAGCCCAATAGTTTGCATTGAATGAAACTTGACTTGCTGTGGTACTGCTTTTGGAAATGAGTTCTGCTAGAAATGTTGTACTATTATTAATTTTAAGATCGTTACTGAACTCAAAAGTTAAACTTTTTTCATCTGGGTTATGAGTGTACCTTAATAACATAATATTATCTATAAACCCAGTATCTTTACTTTCAATTCTAAGAATTTGACCTAAGGTAGCTAAAGACCATGCGTGATCAAACTCCACCATACTCAGAAAATCAATAAGAGCCATTTCAAACTGAATTCTAGGTTTTGAAACCTGAGATAGGATTTTCAATCCCTCAGTATATAAATCATCAGAATCTTCAATAGAGTCTGATTGAAAAACCGCGTCCCGTATGAACGGTTCCATTTCTTTTAATAGTGAACCAGGGACTAGTGAGTTGGTATTCTCATAGTTGGTAAATACATTAGACATTAATGAAGTGTTTTGTAGCGCAACCAATTCATTTTTCTTGGCTTTAATTAATGTATCTAGTTGAGAAAGGCTTCTAGGCGAAGTGCTTACAGTTCCTGTTGTGTATAGTCCAATATTCCTCTCTAAAGCAGTAATCTGCGTTTTAGCGGCATTTTGACTCGCCTGCTCTTCTGGGGTTAAAGGCCTTGGTTGAGCTATTACCTGTTCAGTCGGAAGTCCTTTGTCGATTATGAAGCCCTTTTTAATAGTTTCATAATAATCATAGGTTGATAAGGGTCCAATTAACTCCTGCTCCCATTGATCTATCTTAGTTTGAGTTTGTTTATATTCCTCATAGTAGGATTTTAGTTCCGTCCACTTTGAAAAAGTTTGGGTTTGAAGTGTGTTTAACGTAGTAGTATATGTATTTAAGGCAGAGACTAAATGAGGAGTTAGATATCCATTATTAATATAATAGCTATAGTCCTCTATATAAGGCTGACCATGAGCCATTCTTTCAGCAGTAACACCGTCTCCGTTGAGGTTATATAAAAACAACCTTGTTTTTATCTCACTGCCTTTGATTTCCCTACTTAAAGTAGTGATAAAACTCTCATCACTTAAAACTCCATTTGGAGTGTCTTCAAACATTTCCTGAGTTCTAATTTTAATTACTCTATTAATTGTATCGTATTCAAACAAAATACTCCAAGCTTCTTGGATCTTGTTTAAAACCTCTAAAAGATTCTCCTCTGAGAAAGAAAGCATCCTAACCTCAGTTTTTAAAGAGTTTGGAATCACAGGCTTACCGTCTCCATCTCTCTCTAATCTCCAGGTTGTAAGCCTTTCGATTTCATTGAAAATTCCCCAAAAATAACCGTCTGCATCTTTTGTTTCAGTTAAAAATTCATGTAGGCGATTTTCCGTAGGAATCGTTGTCCAAGGATAGGCTGAAGCCCCTTCTTTTGGATGAATGAAATAAAGGAATCTTTCCGTTTCAGGTTCGTATGCTCCGAAACGCTTACTATTAAGTTCATACTCCCTTCGGAAAGCATGGACCTCTTTCTTCCATATTCCATTCTCATTTGTTTCTTTACAAGAGTCTATGTAGTAGTAGTCCTGATTGTCTATTAAAACAAGCCTATCTTCACTTACATCCTCATAGGTTACATTGAGTTTTCTTACCCCATTATCCTCAAAATATTTGGGAACGGTAAAGCTCAATTCTCCCGTTTGAGATAGACTAGGAGAGTAGGATAGTCCGTAAACTCCATAGAGTTCTCCTAGAGGTACTTCTGATAAAGATGTTAAAATTAGTTGATATTTATATTCTAGGAGATCCATATTAACTATGGCCATCTAATCCCCTCCTTTAATAGTTTACTGGTAGATCGTATGAAACGGTTGCTTTCCAACCCTGTGGAATAAAAATTTTATTTGTTCCTATAGAAAAATATGGGAAATTGAATCCCGTACTCCCCTTAAATTTATATAAAGACACTCCGGTTATACCATCTGTAATTGTTCTATATTTACTATCTATTAGCACCTTATTCACGGTTGTTATTAAGCTGTTTTGTAGTCCGATTGTATCTGCAGGACCCTGTGCTTCAATATAGGCACGAACAACCGTTGCAGAACTACCTATCCTTTCAAGTAAAATTTTAGGATAAATTTTATTAACCGCACTTCCATCGTCTATTGTGATAGTAGTAGAAGTCGCTACGGTTGTACTACCAGGCATATTAACAGTAGTAACATTTTTATATGGAAAAGGTGAGTTTGTTCTAAAAGTAATTTCAACATAACCTCGTCCATTCATTGTCTTTAAGGTCAATCCACCTTGAGCCATCGCATAGTATTTTATATCTGGCCTATCTTCAAATATTAATGTTTTATACTCATTTGTGAATAGCCAGTTTAAAATTTGTTTTCTTTTCTGTTCGGTCCACTCTACTGGCTCGTTATCGGCATCCAATGCGGCCAATTCTAAAGTAAACTCAATTGGAGCTCTTGTCACCTTTTGCAATAGCGGTTTATAGTCATTGGGCATCTCAATCTCAGTTAAGGTTGCTGAACCTATTGTAGGTTCGCTTAAAAAACCTGAACTTGAAAACCTAACGATTTTAACCTGTTTTGAGTTTGAGGTAGCTCCATTAAAAGTAAAATTTTCTGATAACATTTTATCACCTCCAAAATAGGTTGATATGAAATTTTACCTCAATTATATTATAACATATTTTTTTAAATAAGTCAAATTTTAATATTATGGGAGGGGCTATTTGCCCCATCCCTTTAATTGGTTTGCTAGTTTGTCAATGGCATCATTTGCAACTTGCTTAACTTGTGGTAAACTATCTTTATCAATAGAACCTTCGACCTTGATTAAGTTATCAAATTTAATTTCAACCGGCTTTGTGATTGCGGTAGGTTTTTTAACCGAAGTTAACTCGTGTCTTGCAATCATCTTTGATAGGTCTTTAAATTGTTGATAATTAAACACGTACTCAGGTTTTGACTTAGAGCCATGCACTTGAGCTGGTCCAGTATAGTCAATTTTACCGCCTTGAGCGTAGGCCTTAATGGTGTTTCCACTGGCTGTAGAGGTTGCATTCTTTCTCAACGTCTCCATCATTGAATCGGTGACCTTGTTTCCTTGAGCAACACTTCTTAAAACATTGTCAACCGCTGAATTGGTTTCTTTTCTGTTTTGAGCCACAGTCGACGCAGACCTTGTAGCTGGCCCAATTATACCATCCACACTGAAGCCAGACGGTAAGGTTAGTTTTAAACTTGTAAATAAATTTTTCAACCACTGTTGATACTGTTTATTTAAAGCAGACTGATTAACTTGACTAGATGGGCTAGAAGGAGGTGTACTTGGGGTTCCACTGTACCCAGATGACCCAGACCCTACTCCAGATCCTGCTGCGCTAGCTGCATTAGAGGCGTCTGTCGCTGCACTGGCAACCTCTCTCCATGTTTGGATAGTCTCAAAACCTAGCTTCTTAATAGCCTCCATGACCGTTGTTACCGTCTTGCCAAACTCTTCAACCTCTTGTTGTCCAAAGAAAGTCCAAAACCTCTCATTCTCAATCGCTAATTCTTTAAAAGCTTCTTTCAGTGGAATCATTTTACCATTAAGGTTTTCAATCATTCCAGTTTGAGTAGCCTCAACCGCCGCGAGATAATTTAACTCAGCACTATAGTATTGATCAAGTTTTTTATTCTTTTCAGTATACTCTTGTTCAGCTTTCTCGATTTTAGCTGTTTTCGTAGCTTCTGCTTGAGCCCTTTCTATCTCAGCTTGATTTTGAATAAAAGCTCTTTGTCTCGCGAACCACTCTTCCTGAAGGGTTTGTTTGCGATCTCGCTCTAATTCGTCTAAATTCTCCTGCTCTTCAGCTAGAGACTCCATAAGGGTTTTTCTTCTAGCCGCACCAGATACAGAGGTGTCTAAGCTAGCTAAAGCTAATTTATACTCTAGATTAACAAGAGAGTCTTGCAGTTCAAGACGTTTCTTTTGATACTCATATGTCTCTTCTTCAGTTTTCAATGCAGTTTCTTTTGCGTCAAGAATTTCTTCCTGTTGCTCTAAAGCCTTATCTATTAGCTCAATCTGAGTGTCATATGCAGATTCTGCGGCCTCAATTGCCGTATCTCTGGTTGCCTCAATTTCCTCTCGTTTCTGCTCTTCAATCCAGTTGATGTACTCTAAAGCAAAATCGAAGACCTCTTTTGTTGCGTCTTGAGTCGCCTTCATTTCCTTATTGTATTCCTCTAAGGCTTTTTTAGCAGCATCTACGCCTTTGGCCGCATTCTTACCAGAAGACGCCGTTTTATCCATAGCTTTGTTAATGTCCTTAACAGAAGGTAGGGTAATTTTTACGCCATTCACTAAATTGTCGAAAGAAGTGTTAACTTTATCTAAATTTGCTTTAGCATTTGCAAAGTCCCTATCAACCTGATTTAACATTTGAGACATTTGCCCAAAAGTTATATAGCCGGCCTGTGCTTTAGATCTTAGATCAGCTTCCATCGCTTTTCTATTAAAGGTTAAACTACCATCTACAGCGTCAAAATATCTTCCCCAAGCCTTTACTAAGTCAGCAATTAAATTTTGAGTGAAAACCGCCTTAGATTTTTCTAACTCAGCGTAGTTTGTAATATCTCCCTTATAATATGTTCCTAAAGCTGCGACATATTCCGCATAACCACTACTACTAGAAGTTAAAAATTCGTTAGTGTTTAATAACATATTCATATATGTTTCTAACCTAACTTGTTCCTCATCTAACATGGCTTGTTCAACAGCCTTGGTTAACGCAACCCTATCTCCCATTAGAGCGATAAATTCAGGATGTTTTTCCAAAATCATATTCTGAATTTCTACATCGCTAATTTTAGCATCATTTAGCTGTTCTAAAGCATCATAGTAACCTTGAGTCACTTTGGTTGCATTGTTGTAGTCTTCAGTTGCTTGCTCAAGATTAGCACGTCTAAAAGCGGCTAACCCTTCTTCAGTTTTTAAAACCTCCTGTTGGGCTATTGCTTGATCTAGGTAGAAGCCTACTTGACCCTGTAATACTTTAGCTAACTCTACATTGTTCTCCGCTAAATCACCTATACCAACGTTCATTGAACTTAACTGCCCAATGTACTCGTTTAAGCCAATTTCTCCATTTTTATAGGATTGGTTTACTTTGGATAAAGTTGAGTCGAAAGAGGAGACCTTATATTTAACTCCATCGACAACTACTTCAAGTTCATTAAAATCCTTGAGCATCTGTTGAGCTACAGTAGACTGCTCAAACGCATCATCAAAACTTAGGCCTTCTCTATAGAATCTACCGAGATCCGCTTTAACTTCTTCACTACTTAACGCTTGGATTAACGCGAGAGGGAGTTCTTTCCCAGTTGCTTTTGCTTTAATAAGAAAATCATTAACAACTTCAGTTCCAAAAATTGCGTATTCTTTCTTAGCTCCATCTATATGAGTTAACATCTCTTGTGTTATTTTTTCTATTTCTTTTGCTTTTTTCTCTGGTGTCATGTCCACGATTTTTTCCAGGTTTTCAATCTTCTTTAATGCTGTCTCATATGCTTTAATATTTTCATTTATGTCATCTGCTTTTAAAAGGTCTATGCGTTTTTGATCTGTTATTTCTACAATATTATTTAAATAATCATCCAATTTAGCTTTTTTAGCTGCTTCTTGAGCTGTTGTAAAATCATCTAGACTTGTTCCCAAAGCAATGATCTTATTCCCATATTGATCATATTGGGTATCTAGGGTTGGATATTGCTCTATAAGTTTTTGATTTAAAGCATAATATTCTTGTAGTTCTTGGGAGGTTAGCTCATTTATCCTAGACCTATAATCATCTAAAGCTTCGAAATCTATTTGCAGTTCTACGGCTTGAGTATTTTCTGTTTGAAGAACTTCCTTAGCTGCAGCTTCAATTCCTCGAATTTCTTCTTTAGCTTGTTTGCTCTCTTCCTTGACTTTTTTAATGATAGCTAGTAGTCCTGAAAATACAGCTATTCCCGCAGCTACAGCAGCCGCATAGGGAAAGATTGCAATCAAAGCTTTGCCTGTGGCGATAGCTGAAGCTTTAAGTATACTAAGTGTTCCAATAGAGCCTTTAGCCATTAAAGTAAAAGCGCCTAATCCAGTTGTAGAGGCTGCCGTTTCAGCTGAGAGTTTCAACATAGCAGCTGCAGAACTTCTTAAAGAATCCGCAAAAACAGTTGATACCACACCTTTGAAAGCCTTATTAAACAATAAAGTTTTCGTGCCTAAGACCACAAAAGCTGTCGTTAATACCCCAACATCATCAACCAAATTAACTATTGCCGTTGCTAAGTCGGTAATACCTTTAATCACATCAGA